TCATTACATAACATGTACGAACCTTACCGTTTACAGGTTTATCAGTTACAGCCATTACACACACCATTGTTGTAAAAAATTTTTCATGACGCATGGTATCAACAACTGTTATCGTAAATTTTACATCCTGCGGCTTGGTGATTTTACCAAGAACAGGAAGCGGAATAACCAGCGCGATAGCTGCACCTTTTAAAAATGCTCTGCGGCTAATCATAAGGTACACACTCCAAGATAACATCATAAACATCATCGCGTTTATTTAAAGGAAACGCACTGATACACTGATTGATGCTGGTGCCTTTGTCTGTACCAAGCCAGACTTCCTCACCCATAACGCTATCAGGCAACTGATTAAAGTAGTCACGCAGCGTCTTAACCGTCACATCCTCGGCATTACCCTTGAATGATGTATGATAATGCCCGGTTGCTGTTGCTTTGCTCTCAAACAGCTCCTTAGACATTACTGACACACCATGTTCCTCTTTGACGATGTAACAGTTATACGGTATCAAATCGCTCTCGCTACCATCATCCCCCTGAGTGATAAACATTCCATCATCAGTGAAATAATGTGGAACGCCAGGCAGCATTTTATTAATTTCTTCGACACATTCCACATTTTCTTCAAGAAGTAATACAGCATCAACGGATATCTTAAAAAAGTATTTACTCATGAGAAGCTGCCTCTTTCTTCATCAATACATCAAGTATGGCATCCTGATTGTTATTGATATCTTGATACATTTCCACCACTTCTTCGTGCGCCGATAAATCATTTTTTGATAATATGTGAGTAAAAGGAATTTCTATACTGACATTAGAATTAAGACAGATTATGCAGCAAATAATGTTATCACCAGCACTATTGATTGTTCTATCAACAGTGCGATCAATGATGCCAACCTGTTTTACTGCTGGTGTTAATTTTGAGGCAGATTTATTGGCCTCAACTTCAACCAATGCTCGTACAAAGCAGTCTCTTGCTTCAAGTAATTTACGCAAACCAGCAGACTTTTCAGTTCCTTCCGGTAAATTGTCGTAAATTGCGTGAGCCAAATCGCCCACAGATTTACTCATGGGCTGTAAGTATGATGGTAAATGTCTGTGATCAAAAAATTGCATGTTCATAAGGAGTAAGCCTCGTTTAATTAAAAATCAACGCTCCCTGTTTAACGTCAGTGAGCAGTGACGATTCTGGAGAGAATTATTTTTTAGGTGTTCCCTTCTTCTTTGGCGCTGGTGGTGGTGCTGCTGGCGCTACCGGTTTAATCTCAATATCTGGTATACCATCACCGTCAATATCAACCTGAACACCTTTTGTTTGAACACCCTGAACCAATGCTTCAACATTATTATCACTCTCATGCTTAACCACCGGCCATGCAAGGTCGATTTCACCATCAATGATAGCGGTCTGTACCAATATGGCAGCAAAAGCCGCGTCTGCTTCAGTGTCAACTGGCATTAAATCATCAAGCAAAGTTAATTTGTCATGGATTTCAGCCAATACGCTTTTAGCATCAGCATTTGCGCGATTGATAACCAGTGTCGCCTGTAATTTTTCATTATCTGTCATGAGTGTTCCTTATGCCAATGGGTCAATTTGTAAAGGTGTGTAGATGATTGCCGCACGTGCATCAATAGCGATAATAGCATCTTTGATATTACCAATTTCAGTAACAATCGCTGCATCATCACCACTTATTTCTGAGATTTTATCAGATAACTGAGCAATGTTCATACCTGCGTCAGTAGTCTCGTCTAACTTTAAACGAGTCTTCATTTCGGCACTGCCGTTTGTAGTCGCCATTACTTAATAGCTCCGTTGATACTTGATGCAGAATTAACACCATGTTTAGTTTTGAATTTACCGCCGCCAGACCCGCCGCCAGTACCTTGAGTAGGTGTGTTAGATGCCTGATTAGACATAGAACAACCAGATTGCTTAACCTTGTCGCACATCGGCGCAGAGTTAGGCATAGAAGCATTACCACCCATGATTATTTCCCCTGTGATTTTGTGGGCTTACCCACTGAATTTTCGTCCCAATTCTTAGGATATTCCCCTGCTGAACCAGTACCGCGATTGTTCTTATCAGCATTATCGTAACACTTTTTACCAAACCCTGATAAATCCTTTTCAGGATGTTGTGTTGCTTTTGGTGCCTTAGACATTATGGATTCCCCTGCTGTGCAGCATTTTGCTGCGTGTAATCTTGCTGCTGCTGTGCGCTGCGTTCAGTATTCTGCTGCTGCTGCTGAGTGCTTCGTTCAGCATTACGTTGCTGCATCATCATCTGCTGAAATTGTTTGAATAATTCAAAGTCTGCTGCATTTGAGTCAACTTCACCTTTAAGAATAACCTGCTGCATATCGCTTGCTTCAATCAATTCCTGTTTCTTACGATCGATTGTGCCTTTAATCCTGATTTGCTCAAGCTCACCTTGGTTCTCAGTCTGGATCTGATTAATCACGCCCTGCTGCTGCGCCTGTGCTGCTTGCATTTCAGATTGTTGTTTATTCTGGTTACGCTCTGCTGCATCCGTATCAGAATAAACCATTTTTTCACCATCTTGATCAAGTGATACGGCTAATTCTTCTAAAATTTCTTTGCGATTAACAATGTTTGAGTCAATCTCATTATTTGTTAGTTGAGCAAATGCCATGAGTTGTTGTGACTGCATTTCCTTGGCGATAATTGAAGTAACACCATTGGCCTGTACTTTGGCTGGTGTTTTAATATCGTCTTTCTGACTGTATTGCATATTGAAATTGTAATACATTTCAATCATTGGCTGATAAAGATACTTGTCGATATTACCAACCACTGTGCGCTGTAAGATGTTCTTCTGGCTCAATACCATGGATACGCCACCCTGAGAAGCATTAGCAGCTGGCATTGATTCCTCAGTGCTTCCGGATATTCCTGTTACATCCTCACCAATTTTGCTAAACATTTCATAAATGTTATACAACACTTGGGAATTTTCAGGGATATCATGAAAACGCATCATGGGTTCTTTAGGATCACCCCCTTCGCGGTAATAGATGCCTCTTGGTTTTAATACATCAGGAGCAGTTGCACCAGATTTAAGAAGGTCGACATTAAACTCAGTAATTGGCGCATGAGAAAACGCACCGTTATCAACTGTCGCACGTGTAACAGAATTGATTACTTCCTGAACGCCGAATAAATCTTCACTAATTCCTGTACCGTTTATGGTGCTGGTATTTTCTTCATACGGCACAATAAAGTATGGTACTTTTTGTGGTTTGTGAGGATTCATGATTAACTTGACGGTAATATTGTCACATACCCAGCAGTTGACCTTATAGGCTCCTGTAGGCTCTATTCCCTTAGTGTCTTCATATCCGTATTCAATTAGCTTATTGCCTGGCAATTCGACCCATGCTTCATAAACGTCAAAGTAATTGTCATTCTTCTGCACGTTCTGGTCTTGGTCATTCACTCCCCTGATTGTTGTTTCATAATCAAGGTCAATGTGATTACCATCAGGATTATTAATGATTATTTCTTGGATTTTACTTTCTTTGAAACCTTGTGATTCTTTAAGTGCCAGTAAATCACTGCGTTTCATAACGTGACGTTCAATCACACCATTTGATTGTTCTTTAGATTTGGAATAAGGGTCAAAGAATACATCGAACCATGATACGAATTTAATTTTGGGGAAAGGTGTTTCAGTAGTTTCAAGATTCCAGCCCATTGGAGTTTCTTTCCACTTTTCTTCATTGTCTACCGATATTTCAAATTTCGCTATTCCTGTTCCAAGATAATGCTGCTGCAGAATTGTTTTACCCAATGCCTGAAACGCTTTACCTTTATTCATTTGGTCAGCAATTTCTTTTTCCATCTTGTCACAAGTTTCACGTGCTTCTTTCTCACTGAACTCATTCATCTTATCGAGCGCACGTTTTGGATCTTCCTTCAGTGCTCCTGCTTCCATTGCTTGTTGAATATATCGCTCATTCATTCGCAATTCTTCAGCGCTTGTTTGTTCTGGTACAACTGACCATGGATTATTAGATGTGTTCAACATCTTCTCATAGGTCTTTGCTACTGCAATGTTGATTTTAGTGCGGGTGTATGGAACCCAAACAGTTGAATCACCTGAATCCTGTTTGCGTTTTGCTAAAGTTTGCTGGGCAGCTAAATCGTATTTGTTGTTATAGGCGCGTTCACAATCAAGACAAATATCTTCCTGTTCATTTTGTCTTGCATTACGATAATACCCGAACAATGTCCCTTGAATGTAATTTCCAACAGCATCGCCCTTATGTGTATCAATATCAAGCAGGTCAATATCTGTGCTTCCATCAGGCATGACAGTAGCATCAACGTCAATCATTTGTATTTCTGCTGGTTTTACCAGTGATAATCCAACGCCTGTATCCGACATATGTTAATACCCACCAATTCTATTTGATTCGTTATTACTCTGGATTGTATTCCCTTTCCGTTTTATTTTCAATATCTTGTAAACAGGATAACTAAATGCTTCATTCACCCAATAGTTACCGTTTTCATTATCTGGTAATCCTTTTTCATTGAACTGCTGCGTTTCAATGGCTAATGTGAGTGTTGGACACTTATATTTATTCACCTTCACCATGCCGCTGCTTAGTGCTTCATTACACGCGGTAGTTATCTCTTTTGTTGGTACTTCATACTCGTTGGTTCTGACAGAGTAATTAGCATTTTTCAACAATGTCCAGTCAATCTCAGTGTTATTTGCTGCACTCTTTGTCCTTCCTGTTAAACCTGAGTAAAATTCCAGCGCATTTGTTTCAAATTTAATCTTCATTTCAGAAATTGCTGCGCGTGTATCATGCATACTTACCATTTCATCAACAACATGCAGCTCTCGACCACGTTTTACTATTGCTACAATGCAAGTATGTTCGGGTATAAATACTGCACCAATCATCACTGATTCATAGTCCTTAATCTCAGTTTGACAATCTTCAAAGTTATCATACACTCTACCGTGAATGTTGCTCAATTCTTCAACCAAGTCGCTCAATGTATCAACACAATCATCATGTGCTGCAAGTGGGAATCCTGCTACTTCTGTTAAAAATGCCTTGTTCCAATGTGCTCTGAGTAATTTTATGTTACCTATTCCAGCCTGAGCACTGGCCGACATTGCCCGTACCTCTTTCTTACCTGTAACTGGAAGCGATTTAACTGGATATCCTTTGAGCGCCTTAATGTAGTCGTAAGCTATTGATTTTCCTGCTGAACCTGGGTCTTGTGGTATCCTTATTTTGACCTGTGTACCATCAATCATAGTGGTATTTATGAGCAGCTGCTTAACTTTGGTAGGATTTATCCGGTCGCGCTGCATATCAGTTATTGTTATTGTCCCATCTGCATCAATTCCACCCTTTAATCCTACGGTCCAATCTGGATCTGGATTTGCCTCACTTACTGCAGTTGCTGCAAAATCCCATGTTCTTGCTTCCATTATAAATTCTGGCACACTATCAACAATTTCAAACCAGTCTTCTTTGAAATAATCTCCCGCACCATCGCGGATATTCCAGTTACCGTTTAACAATCTCTCTCTATCAACTGCGCTCAATGCTTCAAGGTTCGCCATATACGCGGGATCTGCATCTATTAATATTTGATTATCGTGAATATTACTTGTGATAAACGTGAATGATTTTGGGGGAATTTTGGGGAATTTCTCAATCGCTGCATCTTTTGTATCAAACCAATGTATCTGGTCATTCTGATTAACAAACCATCGTACAATTCCAGACCTTGCCTCTATTGCGTACCCTTGATCACCGATATACCAGTCAATCATATCTCTGACCCATGAGTCGGCATCTGGATTTGTAGTTGCTCTGACGTAAGGAATTACGCCGCATGTTGAGCGATTGCGTGACAGCATGTATAAAAATTGTTTTCTGGAAAAGTGGGTTAATTCATCAAAGCAAATTAGCGGGATTTGTGAGCCTTGCCAATCAAGTACACTGTCTTCTGTGTCCAAGTGAGCGAATACTATTTTGCTGGGAATTGTTGGCCAGACCCATGTTAGAACTGATACTTTTGGTTCTGCTCCAAATTTAGGGTAAATGGCTGTAGAA